TTAACGTACGGATGGAGAGCGTACGGCAAGAACAAGATAACTACAAGAAATCACAACAAGAAGCTGGTAAAAGGGGCGTGGAAAAGAAGAAAGAGTTGGGGCTTTTCCCGTTTAATAAATCAAGCGACCCTTTAAGCGACCCTTTAAGCGACCCTGCAACCCGCAATCAAGCTCTTCAGTCTTCACCTTCTTCTTCACCTTCTTCTTTAAAAGAAACACAAGAGATGCCTTTTTTAAAAGATAATAAACACTTTGAAAAGCAAGTTGGCGACTTCTTTGATTCTATAAAATCCAACTGCGAAGCTATATTAAAATTACCATCGAAAGGCGGGAGACCGTTTAACCCTTTTGAGTGGGTACAGACAAACGTAAATAAGAAAAAACACCCCGGGGCGATAGAAGAGTCTTTAGGCGGCCTTATAAAATATTGGAATGAGATTGACAGCCCTTATGGATATGCCGAATCAATATTAAAAACTAAAAATCCGAATTGGGTTGAGAAAGATAATATTACAAAATCAAAAGCAAACTGGGCAGTTGTTCAAAAGAAAATGATTGAAATGCTTAAAGGGTTTGAGGTAGGGGGCGATAAAAAATAAACGTATCAAGGATTTAAGGATATTAAAGGAGGTTTAAAATGATTCAATGGTGGTGGTTAATAATTTATTCGAGTGTATTTATGATAGTTGGCTATTTTCTGCGTGTTTTAATGGTAATATCAAAAAACTTTGACAGAGAGATAGAGAGGGCTCTCCAAAAGCAAAGGATGTTGGAGGCGTTGAGGATATTATTAGCGCGCAATCCTCTTAGAAATGATCGCGATGCTTATCTGTTACATATTGCCAACTGGGGGCTGGGTTTAGAAGAAAAGAAGCCGAACCCCGAAGATTATGGCCTTGAAGAAGCCGGGAAGGAAGAAGAGGTATGAAGCTATCAAAAACAAAAATAAAACAAATTGAAAGATGGTTGAGGAGGTTGAAGGATAAAGCCAACATCTGTCCGTTTTATGCTGACACTGCCTATAATTGGTGTGTAAGGGGCCGCGCCATATATAAAATATGTAGGAATACTTTCCCAAAAACAGTCGGGAAGAGCTGCCCCTGTAGAGAATACACACTGCCATACGTCATTAAAAAAGCAAAACAAATGGTAAAAACGGGGGAAGTATGAAGAAAAACAATAAAAAAGATCGCCGGAAGATCCCGCGCAAGCCGGTAGAAGTATATTACAGACGTTTAAGGGCTGAGCAGAAGCACAGGAGAGAGAAACAGAAATGATATGGTAAAAACTGATTTATTTAAAATTATACTACCATACCCACTGCCAACCTGGAATCGAATTTTAGCCATGTCGTGGCAGGAAAGGAAAAGGCTAAGAGATTGGATACACGAGTCAATATCCATATTAATTCATTACGATACTGCTTCGCTGACCCCGATGGAATCAGCGCAAAAGCTGCAATTGATGGGCTTGTCCATGCAGGAATATTACAAGATGATTCGGCCCGCGAAGTTGCCGAGATCACATATTCACAGGAAAGGATATCGAAAAAGGATGCGCAGGAAGTGACAATAATCACAATTAAGGAGATTTAGTTTGACAAAACGCATCAGATAGTATAACGCAAGGGCATGGTCAAGCCAACGGTCAAAAAAGCAAAGCCCCGGAAGAAAAGGAAGAAAGCTGGTCAACCATCTAAGTTCGATAAGCTGGATAGCAAGCAAATTAAAGTAATAACTCTGATGTACCAGCGCGGTTTTGTAGACTTAGAGATTGCGCAAGTCCTTGGAGTTACTCGCAAAACAATTCACAACTGGCGGCAAAAGAACGAGCAATTCTTACACACCACAAAAAAGAACAAGAATGTTGCCAACGCAAAGGTAAAGCAGGCTTTCTTTGAAAGGGCTACTGGGTATTCTCACCCAGACACAAAAGCACAATGGGTTGAGGATGACATTCTAATTGATGGTGAGTGGCGAAGGGTTGGCAGATGGGAATATGCGGAACTTATAAAGCACTATCCGCCCGATACGGCAGCGGGTTTTATTTGGATGAAGAACAGGGGAACCGTGGATGAAAGCGGAAATCCAGAGGAATGGAGAGACAAGCCGCCCGAAGGTGACGACACGCCGGCAACTCCGGTCAAAGTTTCGATTGAGGTATCAAGTGCAAGTAAATAAAGAATTTAAAGATTTTGATGAAGCCGTCCGCCAGTTTATGTTGGAGGTTAGCCATGCGTTTAAAATAGATAGAATTCTTGATTTTTTAACAAAGATTTTGCAACGACTGAAATGAAAGGAGGAGGGGTATGACACCAAATCAACTTATAGCAGAAATATGGAATCTCAGGTGGTATCAAGTAATAAGAGTTGCTATCTATGATGATTATATTTTGATGTGTAAAATATGGCCAGTATATATTTTATTATTATTTGTAATAACTATTTGGGTGATAATTAAAATAAATAAATGCAAATAAAAGCCAAAGCCAATGAACCACAAGGCCGATTCCTCCCCATGCCCCAGAAGTTCCGGGCATTTATCGGCGGCTTTGGTTCATCCAAGACATACACAGGCTGCATGGCTATGTGTCAGCACTTCTGGGAGCATCCCGGTGTCAATCAAGGATATTTCCCCCCAACATATTCAATGGTCAGAGATATATTTTATCCAACTATCGAGGAAGTGGCCTTCGCTTTTGGATTGAACGTTGAAATAAAACAAGGCGTGCACGAGGTCTCTTTTTATTCCGGGCGCCAGTACCGGGGTACGACGATCTGTCGAAGCATGGATAAACCGGCGAATATTATTGGTTTTAAGATCGGGCACGCCTTAATTGATGAACTTGATACTTTGCCGATAAACAAGGCTGAAGAATCCTGGCAGAAGATCATTGCCCGTATGCGCTATAAGTCAAAAGGCATTAAAAATGGCATAGATGTTGCTTCAACGCCTGAAGGATTTCGATTTTGTCATAAAAAGTTTGTCCGGCTTCCCCAGGAAGATCAAAGCCTGTTAAAAAACTACGGTATTGTACAGGTTAGCACTTATGATAACGAAAAGAACCTACCCGATGATTATATTTCTTCATTGCTGGAGTCATACCCGAAAGAACTTATTGAGTCTTATATTGATGGGCAGTTTACGAACCTGACCAGTGGAACCGTGTTTCGGAACTACAATCGGAAGCGGTGCAACTCCACAGAACGTATAATTGACAAAGAACCCCTCTTTATCGGCCAGGACTTCAATGTTGAGAAAATGGCCTCGGCTATATTCGTGCAGCGTAAGGATGGCTTTCACGCAGTTGCAGAGCTTAAAGACCTGTTTGACACTCCTGATGTGATAGCGATACTTAAAGATAGATGGGTGGAGAATGGCCATAGAATTATCATGTACCCGGATGCAACTGGGAAGAGTCGGAAATCCGTTGACGCCTCTAAGTCTGATTTATCCCTGCTTGCCCAGGCAGGTTTTACCGTGCGGGTTAATCCGCGCAACCCGGCACCAAAAGACAGGATACTCGCAACAAATAAAGCATTTGAGGTTGGCAAGATCCACGTAAATGCAAAGGAGTGCCCGACGATTGCAAGATGTTTAGAGCAGCAGGCGTATGATTCTAACGGAGAACCTGACAAGAAATCAGACTTTGACCATATGAACGAGGCATTTTCATACTTTGTGAGTTACGAAATGCCCATCATAAAGCCAATGTCAAGGATGGCTATTTCTGGAATTTAAGGAGGAAAAAATGGAAAAAGAGTTATATGTAATGCCAGAAGAGGCAGCGGAGTTTTTTGACAACATCGACGGCCAGAAAGTAACGCCACGAATGTTATTTAGTCTTTGCATGTTAGAATTGTTATGTGATATGTTAAGCGAAGCACGGGAAGAACATTAAACCCATGGCACGAATGAAATTAGTTGGATTGTAAAGGAGGTATTATGAAGAGTATTTTATATATGGATGAAAATGAAGTAGTAACGAAGGATAGGGTTATTGAAATTCAGGAGGGGCAGGTCTTTACTTCTTTTATAGGCAAAGAGCCCGCTACTTTAAAAGTAAGCCCAGAAGCTAAAGTCTGGGAAGTTGTACGATGTGCAGCATATTACCACCATGACGGTATCCGTGAGCAAGTTGTTAGGGAAAATGCGGTAAATTGTTTTTTGAACTTTTTTGGTATTCCAGTCGTTGATGGCTTTTGTACTTTATATAAGCGAGTAAAATCAAATTTTATCGATTACTACACAGGTGATTATTTATACTTACCGGGGATGGTTGTCACCGCTGCGGATTGGATTGATAATGATCGAATTACTTGTGGATATGGTTTACATTTACACCCAACCTTGGAATTAAGTAGGATATGGAACGAAGGGAATGGAAGCAGGCTGTTGCTTTGCAAGGTAGCCATTGAAGATATGTCTATTTTTCCGTACAAAATTGTTCAGGTAAGATGCAGACAAATAGAAGTTTTAAGAGAGGTACAGGAGGATTTATGAAAAAGAAATATGAAAAACCTGTTTTTAAACGCAAGAAAGGATTGGGCTTTGCATTTCGAGCAATACGTGAGGGCTGGAATGTTTCTGTTTGTCGTCAATGTTCGGGGTGTCATGGGTGTAGGTAAATAATGGATTATGAAAATGAAAGTTAAAACAAGTAAAGGAACAGAATATAGAGAGATTGACCATGTTTAAGGTTTTTGCGGGCCAGTAGCTCTAACGGTAGAGCGTCGGACTCCAAATCCGGGTGTTGGGGGTTCGAATCCCTCCTGGCCTGCCAGATCATTCTAA